AAGGCCATGGTGGAAGAAATCAATCGCTATGGTGACACACCGCAGCAGATTGTCAAGCTGCTGAACGTCAAGGCCGAATTCGATACTGGCACCTTCTATGACATCAAGGTACTGGTGCAGGGTCGTGAGGTGCGTGTACATCATCCCCGTGAGTACCAGGGCAATCCCATGACCATGGAACGCGAGCGGTTTCATTGGCAAGATCCACTGCGCAATCGTTCACGCAGTGAAGATGGCGATGGCTGCGGTTTGGAAGTGGCCGTGGATGACGACGAAGACGAACGCACCAGCGGCATGTTTGATGCCAGCGATTTAATCAAGGTACTGCCGGCGCAGGGCGTGTATGAGTTCCGCAACCGTCAGGGTCAGCAGCTGTTCCTGACTCGCCAGCGCTACAAGCCCTACAACATGGATGCCTTCTAAGGAGACCGCATGAGTCACGAAGACGACAAGGTTAAACACAGCCGCAGACTGCTCAAAGACCACAATGCCGTCAACAAGCAGGTCAAGATTGCCCGACAATTTGGAATTACTGAAAGCAATCGCAGTCTGCAACAACCTCATAGGCTAGAAAAGCATCATGTACTGAACTGCGGCAATCCCCGATGCCTGATGTGCAGCAATCCGCGCCGCACTTTCAAGGAAAAGACCATACAAGAGAAACGATTTGAACAAAAGGAAAGGATTGCCGATGAGGATTGATACCATCTACCTGGACATGGATGGCGTGCTCAGCAACTTCATGGGTCGTTATCGTGAACTCAACGGAGACTGGAAACGCGATCACGAAGGCAAGCAAAGCAACGCCTGGGCCGACTTCTGTACTGGTCGGCACTTTGCCACACTGGAGACCTGGCCAGGTGCTGCGGACCTGCTGCAGTTTGTTGGTGGATTGACGGTCAACGTCGAGATTCTGACCAGCACTGGCGGCGCTGAATTCCACGACATGGTGGCCGAGGACAAGAGCCGCTGGTGTGAAGATCATGGCATCTTCTACAAGGTCAATGCCGTGCCGGGTCGCTGGACCAAACGAGACTGGGCCAGACCTACTGCGGTATTGATTGACGACACCGATGATGTCATTGAACAATGGCGAGCCGCCGGCGGCATTGGCATACTGCATCGCAGCGTGGACAAAACGATTGATGAACTCAAATCAGTGCTTGACAACCTGGTGCTGGATCATATATAATACAGTTACCATAATTTTCAAGGACCTTTACCATGATTGTTGTTGACTTCAATCAAACTGCTATTTCTACGCTCATGGCGGAATTGGCAGGACGCACCGATGTGGAGATTCGCAAGGATCTGATTCGCCACATGATCATCAATGCCATACGCAGCTACAAGGTGAAATTCGGCGCCGAGTTTGGCGAGTTGGTCATTGCCTGCGATAACCGCCACTACTGGCGCAAAGACAAGTTTCCCTACTACAAGGCCAGTCGTAAAAAGGCTCGCGCCGACAGTGGCTTTGACTGGAAGCTGATCTTTGATACACTGCACGAAATTCGCAGTGAACTCAGCACCTTTTTCCCCTATACAGTGATTGATGTCGACGGCGCCGAAGCCGACGATGTCATTGCTGTCATGGCTCAGTGGACACAGACCAATGACCTGCAGCAAGACGGGGCCTTTGGTGAGAATATTCCACGCCCGTTTCTAATCATCAGCGGCGACCATGACTTTATTCAGCTGCAGAAGTACAAGAATGTACAGCAGTACAGTCCCATTCATAAGAAGTGGATTCGTCCCGACAGCACCATACACAGCTACCTCATGGAACACATCGTCAAAGGCGACAAAGGCGATGGTATTCCCAACATACTCAGTCCCGATGATTGCTTTGTTACTGAGAGTCGTCAGAAAGCAGTAACACAGAAGAAACTGGACGAGTGGCATAAAATTCCTCTGGATGAATTTCACAATCATGTGCCAGTAGAAATTGCCCGTAACTTTCAGCGCAATCGCTATCTCATTGACTTTGACTACATACCTGACGCTGTGCGCAATGGCATTCAGGAAGTCTGGAGCAATCGACCCAGCAAGGACCGCAGTCAGCTGCTGAATTACTTCATGGAACATCGCATGAAGAACATGATTGAACATCTATCGGAGTTTTAAATGAGACTATTAGTACCAGAAATCCTGCAAAAGGTCAGCGAAGCGGCCACGCTCAAGGAGCGTGTAGCCGTGCTGCAACAACATCAGGACAATACCCTGCTCAAAGAAGTGTTGAGATTGAATTTCGATCCAGCCATTGAATTTGATCTTCCCAGGGGCCAGCCGCCCTTTAAACGCTCGCCGCATCCCGTGGCCATGGCCGAGACCAATCTCTATGCCGAAAGCCGACGCATGTATCTGGTGATTAAAAACCATCCCAAGCGCCCTGCCAACATCAAGAAAATTCAGGTAGAAAATGTCTTCCTTCAGATGCTGGAAGGCATCAATGGTATTGAAGCCGACATGCTAGTGGCACTCAAGGACAAGTCGCTGGCCAAGACTTACAAGGGCCTGACCGAAGCCGTGGTGCGACAAGCCTTTCCTGCGCTGCTGCCAGTCAAGCCCCAGGAAACCCCCGCGACTACGTGACGCTAAGTCATTGATTTCATTGATGTTTTTCAGGGCTTGACATCTGGCTGATTCTATACTATAATAATGGTACATTGAATGAGAAAGGAATCAAAATGATCAGCAATTTCCAGAGTTATGCCATGTTCACTCCAGCCGGCGACAAGGCCGTAGCGGGCATTGTGGCCCGTGCCAAGATCGAAGGCTGGACCTGGTCCCGCACTCAGGCCGAGCTCTATGTGCTGGCCAACAGCGACGCTCAACTCTATGGCGAAGCCACCGACACCGCTGTGCGTGAATGTGTCTATGATGCTCTGGGCTTCGAAACCAATTTCTATGTCTAAGGAGAAGTACATGAAGAAAGCAATGGCCGCGGCTATCTTGGCCGCGTTGATCAGCACCCCAGCTCTGGCCTGGGGGCCCAGAGAGCAGGGCGCGGTATTAGGTATCGCTGGTTACTGGCTTTACCAGAAGCTAGATGAAGCTGGCAAACCCAAGGGACCGCCGGTGCAGTATCAACAACCTCCAGTGGTGATCATGCAGCAACCTCCGGTGCAGGCTCAGCCTCAGGCTCTGCCCCAGTGTCGTACCGAAGCAACCTATAACCAAACTGGCGATTTCCTGGGCTATCAGCTCTGGTGTCGTCAGCAATAAGGAGCCATGATGATTAAACTCCGAGCTACCGAAACCAATCTGTATATCATATTGGCGCTGCTCATAGCACTGGCTCTGGTTGGTCCGCTGTTGGTGCTCTGGGCACTGAACTCGCTGTTTGCTCTGGCATTGGAATACAGCTTGACAAACTGGGCAGCAGTGGTTATAATTCACGCATTCCTTAACACTGCCATCAAGACAAAATGATGCCCGATATCTCCGGAGTTCTGGATCGCATGAAGAACCTGCAGCGGTTCGAAGTGTCAGCACAGTTGCCCGACACCTTTGATTTCCGCGGCAAGGTTCCCTATGACATGAAGATCCGGGACGACGAGATAACCGTGGTAATCTGGGCAGTAAGTTTGGAAGAAGCCGTAGATCGCGTTAATCGCTTTCTCGATGATTGGTCTGGTCTGGGAGATCCGCTATGACAATGCACCTACTACCGCCCATGTATTCCACCACAGGCAAACGACGAGGTCGGCCGAAGTTCCGCAATGCCGAACAGGCCCGCTTGGCGCGTGAGCTTGACGACAGCTGGAATGAACTGCTGGCACGACATCCTGCCAAGAAAGTCAAGAGTGTGAAACGCACCCTAGCTGACACCTATAAACTTGGCACGCCGCCAGGACGAGAGACACCACGTTACCCTAGTCTAGATACTGGCGCAGGCAGTACTGCACCAGCCCCCACCCGAGTCTATACTGGCGACAAGATGGTTGGCATTGGCACCATGCACAAAAGCAACATGGTTCCAATCTTCAGCGATCAAGAAGCCAAGGACATTTCTACCATGAGGAGAGGTTAATGTT